TTCCAGATTGACCCCGCCGAACCCTGCGCCGGTCGCCGGATCGGTGAATGCCGCCCCTGTGGCCCGCATCACGCTGTTGGCGAGTTCAAACGACAGCCGCTGAACGTCGCCCTTCAGGCGCTCCATCTGGGCTCGCAGCTGGGTTTCGAGCACCGCTGCGCTCTTCGTGGCATAATCTTCGAGGCCCTTGGCCGCATCGCCATAAGCATCCTTTACCGAGCGGATCAGATCCGCGTGCGCTTTGAGGCGGTCGTCAAGGGACTCGACCTTTTCCCCAGCACTCGTGAAATATTGGATGAGCGCGCCACCTGCCGCGATAGCGCCGATGGTCACGAGGTTGACCGGGCTGAGAAGGGACATGAATGCCCCGCCGAGAGCCGTCACGACACCTCTGAGGCCACCAGGCCCGCTTCCCAGAACCTGACCGATCTGTGTGCCCTGCTGGAGGGCGACAGTCAGAGGGCTCGTGCCAGAGGCCAACTGCACGGCGATGTCATTGAACTGCGCGGCAAGGTTGCCGGTCTGGCTGAGCAGGTTGCTATTGGCAGCAGCCACCGTGCCAAAGCGAGCGCGCAGTTTCTCCAGAGATGCCGCATACTGATCCGCATCGATCTTGCCCTGGTTTAATGCCCGATCAAGTATCTGCTGGCCACGAGCCATCTGTTGCTGAGCGCGGAACGCCGGGTCGATCTGCATTGTCAGCCGCTCGAAGGCCCTGCCAACATCGATCTGACGCTTGGCGTTGGTATCGGTGACCTTTGCAACCTCTTCGCTTGCCTGCGCAACACGGCCATGAGCTTCAGAGACCTTGTTAAGATCAGAGGTAACTTTATCCAACCCCTCGGACCGACCACGGACTTCAACGGTGTCAATTGTGTTAAGTGCTGCCATTGGTGCAATCCGGTTTTCTAGGAGCAGCCACAAGGGTGAGTGCTTGCATCAGTCTCACACATCGGGAATGTTATCCCCGTCTGGGGGAATCAATGGAAAAGTTCATAGGCGCCATTTTTCTGGCAGGAGTACCGCTCCTACTTGCCGCGGCTATGCCGGTAGGCGGAATGTACGTAGCAGCTTCCGTGCTGGCGCTACTGTCTTTTGGTATGCTCGCCATAGCTACGGGCGGCATTCACGAGGTGGCCGCGGCAGTCCTTCTGGTTGGAGCATTCCTCTGCGTCGGCTTCGCCAATCTTGCCCGGGTTCTGACAGAAGTTCAGACAGTTGCCGCGCATTTCAGCCGCCGTCTCTCTCCCCCTGAAGTATCGTCTGGTGGCCAAGAGGCTACCCGCGAGCGCGAACCCTCAAGCACCGGTAGCTAAGAGCTCTTCGGCCTCCGCTTCGCCATCTCGGTCATGTACGTGCCGTCCATGCTGCGGATGAGGAAGAAGAACCGCTCGAACTCGTCAGGATCAGTGAGCCCGTAGCGGCGGGCGTAACAATCAACGGCAGTCCAAGGAATCGGACCGGCGGCTCCGAAGCCGAGCGGGCGATCGTTGTTCAGATCCCAGAACGCCCGCCAGACGAAGAGGAGGTGAGGCGCGACTTCGGGCTGTTCAGCAACCGATTGCGCTAGGTCTTCGCCCCGCTCGGCAGCCACTTCCTGAAGCCACTCGGATATTCCGCTCTGCCCCCAGGAAAGCCGCCACAGCAGGGCGTCTGTCAGTTTTTTGCGTCTTCCTCGACGCCGAGGGCGCCCTCGTCGGCCACGATGCTCGCAGCCCAGGCGACGGCATCACGGAAGCGGCGCCATTTCGGGTTGAGCAGAAGTTCCTTTGCCTGCTCCTTGGAGTACGGCGCGGGCTTGCCATTGATCATGACGCCATCCCAATCGAGGAGAACCGTCTCGAGGAGGCAGGTCGCGGTGATGCGGTCGAGTTCCTCCGGGTCGATCTTGCCGCCCTGCTTCTTGGCGCGCGGCAAAGCATCGATGAGACGGGCCTGCAGCTTGCGATAATCGGCATTGCCGACGCCGCGCACCTTCAGGCGCAAATCGCCCATCTCCGGGATGTGATCGACCCAAGCCCCCTGCTCAAAGCGGGTGGCATCAATCGCGATATCATTCAGCTCCATTCTGAGCGTCCTTCTTTGCCGTGGCCTTGGGCCCGGTCTTGCTGGTTTCCTTGGCGAGGCCCTTGCTGACGAGGATGTCGGCATAGGCATCCGACACCTCGACAACCTCGCCCTTGGCGAATGAGACTTTCTTCGACGCAGGATAGCCGTCGAAGTTGTCGGTGATCTCTACGGACTTCATGCCACTGCCCTCGTGATTTTGATGCTGCACTGCTCGGTCGAATCGTAGACGGCACGGATCGGCATGCTCACGATCACGTCGTCGCTCTGGCCACCGGCGCGCACCTCGCCATTGCCGAAGATGACCTTGGGCAGCAGGAAGGTGTATTTCTGGCCGGAGGCGAGGCCGAGCGTGAAGGAAATCGAGCCCGAGCCGTGGTCGAGAACTTTCTGGTAGAGGTCGTTCGACTGGAAATAGGTCTCGATGGTGCCCGTCACGTCGCACATGCCCTCCCCGAGCTCGTCGGAGTAGACATTGCCGACCAGAGGCCGGTTGCGCAGGTTGTTGGCGATCTGCAGGTTCAGCGTGCGGGTCGGCGGGTTAGCGCCCAGGCCGGTCACATTCAGGTTCGCCACGCTGGCAGACGAGGACATGACCGGGGTGGAGGCCGGGGCGGCATAGGTCGCACCCGTCACCGCGGCGTCGTCCAGTTCTTCCCGAACGCCCATCAGGTCCATGGTGCCGGTTACGATCTGGCGCGAAGCAATGTCGAAGCTGATGGAGTTGACCATCACGCCCATGAAGCGGCGGTAATTCTCGACGCCGCCGACCGTCAGCGCCTCCTCGAAGGTGAGGCTCTGCCGGGTCGTGCCGTTCTTGAGCACGTTCGTGGCCCAATTGTTGAAAAGGGCCGCCGCCAGGATGTCATCGAAGCTGCCGTAGGAGAACTCGAACGGATAAGAACCCGTCACATCCATGCCGGTCAGGATCTCGTCGCGGATGTTGCGATCGGCTTGGACCTCTTGAGAGGTCGCGGTCGACTTGTTCGTCCGCAGGCCGCCGCCCGTGGTGCGCAGCGTCTTGAACGAAGGGGTTGCGGGCGTCTGCCCGTAGGCGGTCTCCGCGACATAAGCGACGCGGCGGCTGGCGCCAGTAGCGTAGGCCATTGGTCAGGTCTCCTGCAGTGAAAGGGGTGGTCAGCCGATGCGGTCGAACTGATACGGGACGGCGATCGAAAGCCGGTAGAAGTTGCCTTCGTCGTTGTTGTCGTCGATGGCAGGCGGGGACGGCGCGAAGGTCTCAACACCATCGAAATGTTTCCCGCGATAGAGCGCGCGCAGTTCATCGGCCCACTGAAGCATCGTAGAGCGGTCCTCATCCCGGTTCATGAGCAGCACGAGACGCGCGACACCCTCTTCACGCCAGACATTGGCCCCCGGTGCCCCAACCGAAATCTGCTCCTCATTGGCGACGGGGTATTGGAACTGGAGAAAGGATGCGCTCTCATCGGCGCGCTCGGTCTTGTGGAGGAGCCCATTGATGGGGCACCGACTCCAGTTCTCGACAGCCCGTGTCTCGAAAGCATTCACGACAGCTTCACTAGCCATGGTCGTCCTAGATTGTGATCACGATAGCCGGAGTGCGGTTCTCACGATCCGCCTCACGGCGCTGCTTTGGCGTGCCCTCGCTCGATGCCAACGGCGTGCGATAGCTGAAGCGGATGTTGGCCATGTTGCCGAAGCGCTTCTTGGCGAGAGTGGCGACCGCCTGAAACACGCCATCCGGCGCCTGGTCCGACAGACCGCGCTCGATTTTGCGGGCGTAGGGCTGAGTATTCAGGAAAACCGCCTCCTTGAAGGGCGGGACCGGCTGGCCGGGGTCGAGTTCAACGCCATCAACGAAGAAGGCGAAGGACCGCTGATACTCGCCCGTCAGGACCGGTGCATGAATGACGAGCTGCTCACCGATCCAGGAGAACAAATCATCCAGAAGCTCGAAGTCGAAGACGATCACGCCATCCGGCTTCACCGACTCCAGCGGAGCGCCCTCGCGGCGGTCCACGAAGGTTTGGTGCGGCGGCACACGGCCAAGAGCCTGCCGGTTGATCTCCTGGGCCTCGGCAAGGCGTTCCCGCGCATAGGCCGCGAGGCGGGCGCTCTGCGCCTGAGGCGAGAGCGTGCGCTGCATGATCAACTCGATGTTCCGGTTGATCGGGGTGATCTTCGTCCGAACGGCCATCAGCCCTTCACCTGAAGCTCGATCCGGACCAGAACGTCGTTCATCTTCACGGGCACGGCCGCCATGATGGAGCGCACGCGCCCGTCGATTGTGATCCAATCGCCTTCCTGCAGCATGCCACTGGGCCAAGTCTTCAGGCTGGACGGCGACAGGATGACCTTGCTGTCCTTCTGCGTGATGCCGCCGACGAGTTCCTCGGGATCGTAGCCGCGGACATGCGCCTTCACGGTCGCCGTTGCGGCCGGCGCCGAGGTCGTGCCGCGGCGAAGGGCAACGGTCTGCCCGTATTTGGCGATGGCACGGTCCAGCTGCGCGATAGCCTGTTGAGGGGTCATTCAGAAATACCGCCGGTAGGGCTGTAGGAGGCTTTCGGCGGTCGGATCCGGAAGGCGACTGCCGGCCCCTGGCACCCAATAGTCTGTCCTGCTCACGCCATCGACGCTCTCGCTCTTAACGAGCGGGTCGCGCTGCCGTGCCGACCACATCGCGCCGACTAGGAGCAAGGCGGCATGCTCGATGGTGGCTGGGAGGTTCGCTCCCTCCTGTCCTGGCAGAACCCATCCTGCCGAATAGGTGATCTCGACAAGACCGCCCCAAGACATGATCACGTCACCTGTCAACCGCGAGAGCACATTGCGGTCAGGATCGAGATAGTAGCCATCCGGAGGAAGGAGTTCACCGGCCTCGCGCACCTCCGTAAGGGCTGCGGGCGAACGCTCGAGAAGAATGGTTGAGCAGGGCCGGCAGATGAAGTTGGTCTGTTTCACGAGCTCACGGCCAAAGGAGCGACCGCAGAAGTCGACCGCCATCTGGCTCGCCGTGTCGATCAGTCCCTGAACAACGGCACTCGATGCGTCACCGTCCGTGATGCCATAGCGGGCGCGCACGGTCTCAACCGTCGTCAGTCGTGTAGCCGTTGCTGGCGTCAGAACGGTGAGCATAGTTTAGCCTTTGCGGGGCTTCTTGGCAGGCGCCGCCTCTGCTTTGTTGGCAGGGGCTTCCTCCACCTTGTTCTGAGGCGCGGATTCGCTCTTGGCAGCGCCGACTTTTTCAAGCACCCCCAGTGAGACGAGGTGCTTGGCCTCAGCTTCGGTCAGTTCGCGGGTGTCGCCCTCGAAATATTGCTTTTCGCCGTCCATCTGCCGAAGGACTTTGTAGGTGAACTTTTCAGCCATGGTGCTTCTCCTCTCAGCTCATAGAGAGGGCAGCGGGAGCCGCCCTCCTTGATGAGCAGAGCGATTAGGCCACGCGACCGAAGTCGCCGTAGATGAAGGCTTCAGGGCGGTAGACTGCAAGGGCAAGCCGCTCTTCCGCCAGGATCGTGACGAGGTTCTTCACGAAGTCATCGTTCTGATAGCCAGCTTCGACGCTCGCGTCCCAGCGGTCGAAGACCTGGGCACCGAGCTTGAAGGCGCCGGTGAGGAACTTGTCGACTGCGATTGCCTGCGTCTGCACAACCGGGAGGCCCCAGAGGGTCGGCGCGATGCTGCCCTGCGGGTTGCCGATGATGTAACGGCCAACATCGTCCTTCAGAGTCTCGATGAATGCCCAATCGATCGGGTTCATGACGTGACCGGTTGCCGGATACTCCGCAAGAGCAGCCTGCAGCATGGCCAGACGGATTTGGTCGATGCTGGTTGCCCCGGCAACCGTGATCGGCGCCGAATAGGCCGTAGCCTGCGGGATGATGCCGAGCAGGTTCTGGCCCGTGCCATCGCCATTCAAGAGCTGCGCTTCTTCCTTATAGGCGAGGCCATACAGCAGACGCTGGTCGATGGTAGAGCGAAGCTGCGAGACATCGCTCAGGATCTGACGAGACGCCCTCATCCAATGCGCGATGACCTTTGCAGAGGTTGTCACGAGGTCGAACTTGATGTCCGACTCAGGTTTCGTGGCACCTTCCGCCACCGGGGCTGCATTGTTGGTGAACCCGGTTTCCTTCACGTATTCCAGCGAGTTGCCGTCCATGCGACCGGGGGAGATGAGGTCTCGAACCGTCAGGCGGCGCTGCGGAAGGGGCAGAATGCCAGGCAAGCGCGTCGTCTGCACGGCATCGCCCACAGACCCGGCAGCATCCGTCGTAGCCGACGTGAGGGTCGCCTTGATCTGCATCCGCCCGCCGGTGGCCGTCTTGGAGAAGCCGGTCGCCTGGAACGCCTTGAAGCCCTCGCTCTCGACGAATTGCTCGCCGATGGACTTCTGGGCGTCGTCACCGCTCTCGCGTCCGCCACGGGCGAGCTTCTGCTCGATCTGGTCGACCTGTTCCTTCAGGCCGTTCATCTTGAGCAGGGCCTCGTCTGCCTTCTCCTTGAGGGAGTTGGTCAGCGTTTCGCCGCTCTTCGCCTTGCCGAGAGCCTCATCGGCGATGGCCTTGACGGCATCGAACGACTTCTGGAATTCGGCTTTCACTTCGGTGGCGAGCTGCTCGGCCGTCTTGGTGCCACCATCGTTCGGAGCCTCGAAGAAGATGCGCGGGCCGATGGAGCAGGATGCGAGACGTGCGATGCCGGCGCTGGCACCAGCCGCCACGAGGGTGCCGAGGCTGTAGAGTTCACCCGGGCCAACGGGGCCGACAGCGGCGTTGGCGTCCCCGGAGGAGAGAAAGAACACCGACGCCACAAGCGCGAGCGTCAGCATCCCGAAAACAGATCGGAAAGACTTCATGAGATTGCCCTTTCGAGGCTATGGAGGTGGATGGATCAGCCGGCCCGAAGTGATTCCAGGAACCGAACTGCGTCATTCGCCTTCGCCTCGGGCTCCCCCCGAAGATGCGGCGCTGCCTTGCTCGCAATCGCGGCAGCAAGGCTCTTTGAGAAGCCGCCTGCATCCCGCAGGAACTCCTCGAACTCGCGGACGGTCGGCATGTTGCCGGCCTCCAGAATGGATTTGATGCTCGTCACACGAGCCTGGATCAGCATCGGCATCGTGACGAGCGAGATCTCGCGAAGATCGATCTTCTTGAGACGGCGGGCGCGCCGCTTGTCGTCGAACTCGGCCCCACCCGGCGGCAGACGATACCCAATGGATAGGCCGCCGATCGTCTTGCGCTTCAGTTTGCCGTACGCACGACGGGCCAACGGATCATCCTCGATATCAAGATAGCCTTTGACATACAGGCCCTTGGTATCCTCGGCGATATCCGTCCACCCACCGATAGGCTCACGCTGGTCGTGCTGCCAGAGCATCGGGATCATGCGGCCTTCCTTCTTGGACTGCACCAGTCCCTCAATGAAAGCACCGGGCTCCACGATGTCACCACCCTGATCCAGGGCGCCGAAGATCGAGGCATAGCCCTCGAACTCGCCGGTTTCCTTGAGATCCTTTGTCTCGAAGGTGAAATCAAGCGTCTGCATTGCTGTTCCTCGCAGGTGCAGGGAGCGCGGCTTGGCCGGCCTGCGTGATCGGCACGTTCTGGCTCTGCATCCGGGGCACATTCCCGCCCTCGACGGGCGGCATGTTCTCCAGGGCGCGAACCTCGTTGATAGTCATCCAGCCGTTAGTGAGAGCCGATTGGTAGAAGGACGCTCGCGCCTTGCTGTCGCCGCGCAGGAGGCCCTCAAGGTTGAATTCGATGGTGACGCCAGCCGAGCGGTCCGCGGGCGTCAGGAGTTGCTTCTCGAGCGCCTGCTCGATCCTCTTCAGCCGGCGGCGCAGGGTGAACTTCTGGAAACCTAGGGTCTGCTGCTCGAGACCCGTTCCCCAGCTCGTGGTCTTCTCGGTATGACCGACCATATGAGGCGGCACGCCAAAGAAACGGCAGATTTCCTCGACCGAGAAGGCGCGACTCTGCAGCATCTGAGCGTCTTCCGGATTGATCGTCAGCTGGCTCCACGTCATGCCGCCTTCGGCGATAAAGGGACGGCCTGCATTGACGGTGCCAAGGAATTTCTCCGTCAGGCGCGCGTCGAGTTCCTCGCGCTGTTGCTTGTTCAGATACTCCTTCACAGACAGAACGCCGGAAGGACGCATGCCATTCTGAAACGTCTTCGCGGCGGCCCGATCGATGGCGAGCGAGAGTCCGAAGACTTGGCGACCGAAGGCCAGTGTAGACATGCCACCGAGAGGATTCCCACCAAAGCCGCGAATATGCAGAACATCCTTGTCCGTGAGAACGTAGGACTTGCGGTCCTGGCTCCAGCGGTACTCGATATCTCCGTTCTCAAGCCGCCGGACGTTCACGATATCCGGCTGGATGGGCTCCAGAGCGATGATGCGGCCATTCTCGCGGACCTTGCGGGAATAGGCGTTGCCCCAGAGCTCGACCGATGCCGCCTTGAACTCCCAGTAATCGACCGCCGTCTGATCGTAGTTCGGGCTGTCGTGCAGAAGCCGGTAGAGCGGATGATCGTCTGCCACCTCGCGGGCACCACCCTCCTTGGTCCGGTAGACCATAAGCGGCAGGGACGCGATGGTCCCGGCCAGGAGGTTCACGCAGGCCCAGGCCGCCGACAGTCCGAGGACGCTCGATGCCGTGACGCCCTCCCCCGCGTGGCTTTCGCCTCCAGGCTCACGCCAGCCCGCCGGATCAGTCAGGGACAAGCGTTGGACGAAGAACGCTGCCATTTTCTGAAGCAGTTTCACGCCGGCGCTCCCAGGCTCGCGATGAAGTCGTTCAATGTCCCGCCCTTCGTCGTCAGTTCAGCGTCCGCCGATCCCGTAGCCATCGCGATCGTCACCAGCCCGTCAATGCGTCCACGTGAACGCTTCTTGTCGAAGGCCCGGTTCTTCTGCCCGTCGCTGATCAGCGCCGCATTCGCCGCGCACGAGTAAGTCACCGGAGAGGCGTCGATCGTAATCCCGCCCGTGAGGATCCGGTCCTCAAGCCGCTCGATAGAACGCGGCATGCAGAGTTGCTTGTCCTCGAACATGACCCGGGTGCCCTGGGCATGGCTCACGAGCTTGAGCCCCTGCCCTTCAGGCTTATCCGGGCCTTCGTATTTCCAGACGTCGAGCCCGACGTCGTCGCAGGCCTTCATGAAGTCCGCCATGCCGGCCGGATCGAAGGCGAGGAATTGAACGTCGTGTTCGGCGACGAGCTGCGCCACCTGCTCCGCAACATAGGTCTTATCGATCACGGCGCCGGGGACGGCGGTCAAATGCCCTTGCTCAACCCACTGTTCATACGGCGCCTGGTCGGCACGTGCACGGTCAGCCAGCCCCTGTTGCGTGGTCCAGTACCAAGTCTTGGCCCAGAGATGCCCGTCCTCATCGATCCAGACCGCCGTCAGGGCCGTCAGGTCGTTCTTCTGGGACAGGTCCAGCGAGAGCCAGCATCGGCACCCTTTCAGCGCCTCTGGATTGACCTCACCCTGAACTGCCGACCATGCCTCTTCCGCAATCCAGAAGTCGATGGCGCCAATCGGAATCCCGAAGTACAGGCGCTTGACCGACAGGGCCGTCGAGAGCAGCTGGCGCGCCGTGTTGACCTCGCCCCTGATGTTCTCAATCGGGAACGTGATGCCGAGTGCCGGCAGGGCCTTCTGCCAAGCCGCCTCGTTGTCGAAAATCGTCTCCCGGTCCGCCTTGTCGACCCGGGCGATGAAAGCGAAAGCCTCGTCGTCCTTGATCTCGCCCCGGGCGACCTTCTGATAGAACTCCGAATACTCCGTGCCAACGATCTGCGTCGATGCCGGGGTGTTGGTGCCCAGCAGCATCAAGGCGTCCCCCGGCATCTTCGCGATCGCGCGGCGCCAAGTCTCGATCGATGTGCCGTGCTTGAACTCATGGATCTCGTCCGCCAGCACTGCTGTCGGGCGCGGACCCGAGATCGCCTCGCCGTTGGCGAGCGACTGAAACTTGCTGTTCGTCTCCGGATGTTCGATCTTCCACGCGTTGTCGCCCTCGCCGCGGATGACGACCTCGCCGCGCTCCTCGAGCGTGTCGGTCTCGTCGCCTCCTGGGATCGGAGCCCGGCACATGGCAACCGCATCCTTGAAGAGCACGTTCGCCGTGGCCCGGTCCTGGCCGATGGAATAGATCTCAGAGCGCGGGATGCCGTAATAGCCCATCAGGTAGATGCCGATGGCAGCCATCAGCGGCGACTTCGCTTGCCCCTTGCCTGTCTCCAGCCACCCGGCACGAAACCTCATCCGCCCGCTGTCCTTGCGCCACCCGAACAGCGAGCCGATCACGAAGGTGTGCCATGGCAGCGGGTGAAACGGCTCCCCTGCCTTGGCCCCTGCCGTCACCGACAGCACCGCCGGGAAGAACCCGAGCGCGTGAGCCGCCTTCTCCGGCGACCAGTGCAATCCGCGCGCTGGTCCGTCCTTCAGATCCTTCAGATGACGCTCGGCCGCGTGCCTGACGATCTCCCCTGCAACGATCCGGCCCTCGACCACATCGACCGCCCATGCAGTCGTCGGATCATTTGGATACCGGCTTGAGGTAGGCGTCTGCTGCCCTTTGGACTTTCTTGCCACGCTGTACCTTCGCCGCCTTGCCACGTCGAACAGGTGGGATGCCGAGTTCTACTTCCAGGACCCTGATCTCTTCCCCGGCCTGGCGCATGATGCCCCAGTACGGATTCACCTGTGGGACCTTGGTCCGTTTTGCCTTCATGATCGTGCCGTGTTCGGCGACCTCCCGGGCCGCCCGGGTGAACTGCACCCGGTACAGCACCAGGCGCTCGATCATGTGGCCGTTTTCGATCGCGAGCGTCTGCGCTTCCTGCAGGCTGCGGATCACGAGCCCCCACTCGTCATGAGCAAGAGCAATATCGAGTTCGTCGGAGAAGAGCTGCGACCAATCCGGTTCGGCCGGAACGCCGTCGCCGCCCTGAATTGACGTTAAACTCACGGTTCATCCCCGAAGGGGATGGCCGAAACCCCCCTTCCTAAAATTCATCGCAGTGCGAACGGAGGACCCCGGTCGGTCTCGCCCCCTACGGCCTCAGACTTTTGACCGCCCCCCCTAGGGCCTGCGGTTCCATGGATGGTTCGGATCAGTCGGCCGTCCCGTCACATCCACACCCACGCACGAGAGACCGCGCTTCTCTTCCCTTTGGATCGCACTGTCATGGCAGGGCTTGCAGGTAGACTCGTGGTTGCTCGGGTCGATGAAGAGCTGCCAGTTTCCACGGTGCGGGACGCGGTGGTTGACGACTGTCGCCCTCACCTTCTTGCCCTGCCTCAAGCACCGTTCGCAGTAGGGCTGGCGACTGAGCTGCGCAGGCCGAGCCTGCTTGGTCCACTCCGGCCTTGAGTACCAGGAGCGATATGGGCTGGCTGACCTTCGCTTGGCGTCGTGCTCTCTCTGCCTTGCTCTGTAGTCCAGGGGCTTGGGCATCAGGCCAGTAACAGTTCCCGGCGCATGGCGTCTTGGCTGTCGAGATGGAGCATGAACACCTGCTTCTTGCGCATCTCGGATAGCTGCAATTCCGTCTGGTTTTCCCTGAGTGTCAGGGTGAGGAAGCGGTAGAGGATGTCCATAGTGCTACGTTATTACGCATAAGGAGGCTGGCTCGGCTCCATCGAGTGCTGGTTCCCCGCGACCCTGCTGGATATTGTCCAGCTTGTCCGAAAGGGGTAAGGCACTGGCGGAGTCGGGCAAGTTCATGATCCAGAAACTTCCTTCAATCGACCATTCGGTCTCGTTGCACGCTTATCGTGCCTACCTGCTCAATGAGCAGGGTCGCTTTATGAACGTGATTGAGCTCTTCTGCCGGGATGACGAGGATGCGATTGAGCAGGCCCGTCGTCTTGCCAATGATCATGCCGTGGAGATCTGGGAGCGTGATCGGAAGGTAGCGCTCATCCCAGCATCTAACTCCTGAACAGCCCCAGCCTCTCGGTCATGCTCTCTTCCACATACTGGTGAGGAGCGATCTCTACCATGGTCGCTCCATCATCGGAGCGGATGTAGGTCTTGCGGGGTTTGGTGGACATATCGCTTGACAATTTGTAGCCTATAAGCTACAAGTAAGCATGATCGAAGTTCGCCAGACAGCCGAGTATGCCAAGTGGTTCGACACCCTTCGGGATGTGAACGCCAAGGCCAGGATCAACGTCCGCATCCGCCGTCTCTCCCTTGGCAACCCCGGCGATGTGAAGCCGGTGGGTGAAGGCGTCAGTGAGATGCGGGTCGATTACGGCCCCGGCTATCGGATCTACTTCGTTCAGCGTGGTCAGGTTGTGGCTCTTCTGCTCTGTGGTGGCGACAAGAGCAGCCAGAGCCGGGACATCGAAAAGGCGAAAGCCCTCGCCAAAGAATGGAAGGAGTGAGCCTATGCCCCTCGAAACCAAGCCTTGGGATGCTGCCGAGCACCTCGACAGCGAAGAAGCCATGGCGGCCTATCTCGATGCCGCTCTTGAGGATGGAGACCCTGCCCTCATCTCTGCCGCCCTTGGCGATATCGCCAGGGCAAAGGGCATGAGCCAGCTTGCCAGAGAGACCGGGCTTTCCCGTGAGAGCCTCTATCGGTCTCTCAGTGCAGAGGGCAATCCTGAGCTTGCAACCGTCGTCAAGGTTATGAAGTCGCTCGGGCTCAGGCTCTCTGCAGTTCCTGTATAAGAAAAGCCCCGTGCGATCATCTCGCCGGGGCACCTGCCTAAAGCTAACGCACTCCGGGTGAAAATCACCGAGAGTGCTTTGAGAACTTATTTCTAGCGCAGTGATTCAAGCGTTGCAAGAGTTAAATGCGACTTATGGACACCGCCGAAGCTGGCGCGACATATCCTCCGAAGCCTCAATGAAATCACGTATTACCGGCACCATTTGTGCGCGCTTCGCATCCATCTCTCGGATCGAGGCAAGCAGGGCGCCACTCGTCCGCTGCTCAATTGGTCCAGTGTCGAGAGATTCAGCTGCTTCTGCCATCGCACTTACGCCCTCGATCATTTTACGCAAGTGGGTGTCAAGGTAGCGGCACTCGCTCTTAGAAAGCGGTGCCGCCCATGCTGGCGCGGAAGCAGTGAAAGCGGCAACGGCCGCAACGGTGAGAATACGCATATTGAGCCCCCAATTTTGAGACCCTGAGTCTATCATGCCTGTGACATAGGGGAATAAGCCGTCTGTCTTACTCCGCCGCCTCCAGACGTTGCAGTTCCGTCGCCTTCATCTGCACCTTCGTCCCTCGGCCCATGATATCGAGCAGCACTTCCACCCTGCCCTTTGACAGCATGGAAACGACTTGCGCCTGAAGGTCTGCGAAGGCTCCGACCGTGAGCCGCACGACCTCTCCTGGCTGATACTGCGGCCCGAGATCTGGCAGGCGCGTGAAGTCGAACTCTCCGGCCATCTCCCGCTCAAGCAGCCTCGCCAGTGGATGGATGGGCGCTTCCTGCCCGTCTCGTGGCTCAGGAGCGGGAATACGAGCTGGGGAGCCGTTGCCGTCGCGGACAAGGCCCTCAACGCCGTCCACACCTCTCATCCGGTAAAAGTCCTGATCCGGGCGCAGGCCGATGAACAGGTACCGGGGGAAGAGCGGAGACTCGCGGGCTTCCTTCTTCCTGGCGTGGACGACCCAGCGCTTTGTCTGAGGCAGATACGTCTGATACCCGGCGCGACGGAGGCCGAGCTGCGCCCTCCGCTCGCACTTGGGATTGCAGACGACCACGAACCAGGTGAAGCCCTCGAAGGTCTCCGGAGGCTCGTGGTTGATGATGCGGCCGATCTTGGCGAAGTGCGCAGGACCGTAGTGGGCAGACAGGACATAGCGGGGGGTGGTACTCATTACGCTGCTGCCTTCCATCCCATGCGGGCGAGGGCTTTCGTGACGGCTGATCGATCCACGCCATAGCGGCGGGCGATCTCGGTGCGCTTCATGCCCTGGTCGAGCAGGCGAAGGATTTCGCGCTGGTCGAGAATGATCTTGCCGCAATTGGCGTAGGGCTTCTTTTCGGGCCGATAGCTCATGCTGCCGCCCTCTGTTCGATCCGTGAACGGAACTGTTCCCGGATTTCTGCAGGCACATGGAAGCCCTGACCCCAGATGGTTTTTATCTCGATGCCGAACGGCTTGAGCTTGCGCCTGATCTTGCTGATATGAACTTTGACATTGCTGGGACCGTCGGCAGGATCTTCCTTGTCCCAATAGAGAGCGGCGGCAAGGGCTTCCTTAGTTGCGAGATCACGCGCGAGACAGACGCTCATGATGCGCTGCTCGGTCTTCGTGAGTTTCCATTCGAGAGGCAATTCTACAGCGCCCATGAGAGCAGACCTGAGATAGGCATTCTGCTCCTTGAGAAGTTCGTTCTCTTCGCGGAGCCTCTCGTTCAGGCGGGTAAGAGCATTAGACACGGCGCTCATGCGGCCTCTCCCTTCTTCATGCCGTCGAGGATCTTGGCGAGGCCTGCGCCGATCACGACCGGCTTGTTGGCCTCTGCCTTCAGGCGTTCCAGCGTCTCGAATGGCGTCTCTTTCGGCTTGGCAGCTTCCTTGGTGTTCATCTCCGGCCTCACAACCTCTTCCCAGAACCGGACTGCGCGGGCTCGCTGCTCGGGTGTCGCCTGATCATTCGGCTGCTGCATTTTCAGCCTCCTGCAATTCGCGCAGCCCGACGAGGATGCCCTTGCCTGGGCTCTTCAGGATCCGCTCCTTGCGGGCTTGCTCTTCGGGTGTTTCAGGCCGGCGTTTCGGCTTGCCAGGGCCGCGGTCTTCGGGGCTCGCCGTTGTCGCGATGTTGTGCATGAGAGCATCCAGGCAGGCGCGGCGTTCAGCCATCTCCTCTTCGGTCAGCGGTTCATAGCCCTCGGCATCGAGCACGAGTTGCAGGCCGACCTTCTGCCCAATGGCGGCAAGCGTCAGGCTCTTCGCGCAATCGTGCAGCACCCTCTCAGGCGGGGGGAACGAAGCATCGTATTCGCGGCCGATCTCGCCTTTGAGCCAGCGGGCGTAAGCCTCGCGGACGGCCCAAGCCGGGAAGTCGCGCAGCACGATCCGGTAGCCCTCCATGCGAGCCCGCATCATGTCATCATCCTGGCGAGCAGTGGCATAGCGGACGATGATGGCGCCGATGGTTGCGTCGATATCCTTGGCAGGCCCTGGCTGCTCCAGCAGCTCAAGCTCCGCAATCCTACGCTCGATAAACGCCCGCTGCGTCTGGTTCGGCATCGAGGAAGCCGGGAGCGTGACGACCTTTCGGCCATGTGTCCCGATCCGATAGGCGTCGTTCTTCCTCAGATCCATGCACTTCTGGTTCAGGCTCATAGCCCATGAGGGCAGCGACTCGAGCCGCGGTGCCTTCGGGTCGAGCGGCGGGATAGGTTCGACCGTTGCGAGTTGATTGCTGGGCATTCTTGGCTCCTCGGGAATTGAGCATCACGCTGCGGGCGTAGCTGAAGGGGTCGCGGGTTCCGGCGAGCAGGGCAGCGTCGATGCCCTGTTTCACGACATCGGGCGGATGGTCTTTCAGCGCCTTGCCGATCCAGCGGCCAACCGCCTCCTCGGACTTCCCCGACAGGTCGGCCAGGGCGGCTTTCGAGTTCCAGATCTGATCGTTGATTGAAACTTCCGAAGCGCGGCCGGCAGGCTGCGCCGATGCGTCAGCATCGGAACTGTGGGGAGGTAAGGAGGGGGGTTGAGTTATATTCTCTTGGGGGGAACCATCGGAGGGGAGGTCACGCTCTGTCACGGCCTGTAACGCGCTGTCACGCGTGACATGCGTGACAGACTGACGATCACGTTGACGCTTGCGCCGTTGGCGCTCCGCCGCCTGCTCCCTTTTGGCAGCACGGCGAGCCTCGTCGGCAGCTGCCTGGGCTGCCAGTTGTGCCTTCACGAGAGCCGCCATCTGCTCAGCAGTGAGACCTGCGGCGAGCATGGCATCGATCATCTCTGGTGACAGCCCGCTCATGCCGCACCTCGCTTGCTGGCGATGAAGGCTCGCACGTCTTCTTCGTTGGCCTTGAGCCAGCGGAGGGTTTCGACGGCAGCCTCAAGCGCCGGCTGAGACCGGAGGGTGTTGAGGCGGTCCAGTTCGATCGTCTGGCGCTCGCTGTCCTTCAGGCGGGAGCTCTTGAGACGTCGCTCGCTCGCTTCCAGGAACCCCCGACGCGAAAGCATATCGCAGGCAACGGCTGAGATTTGTGCGTCGAGGCTTGGGCGCGTCATGCGGCAGCTCTCTGTTGGCGATCCTCGGCAATGGCGAGCTTGATGATGCGCTCGACTGTATCGAGACCATCGCGGGAAAGTTCTACGCCCGTCACTTCTCCGTCGAAGTCCACATCGGCTTGAAACAGGTGTGGCCTATCCCGAAATTCATCGGCAAGGTCACGGGCAAAATCGGCAGCGGTTTTCATACTGCCGCCTCCATCTGCGCGGGCTCCTGCGCCACTTCAGCAGGCTCAACGTCGTCCGCGAGTTCCCTTGCGCCCCGTAGCAGGTCCAGATCGCTATAGATCATGCGCGTGTTGTATTTCGCGCTCTCCACGCCTCTGTCCGGGTCATCAAGGGCTAAGTCGAGAAGCTCGCGAACAGTCTTGGCTTTCTTCACATGATCCCTATGGAATGCGTAGGGGCGGTTTCCTTCTTCGTATCCAGCGGCCTTAAGGCGCTTGATCTTCAGATCATTTGTTGCCGCCCCCAGGATGGCGCTTGGTTTCAGAACGAAGGCCTTGGTGCCGTGCTGGAGAAGCATATCGCGCTCAGAGGAAAGAGACATTTCGACCTCCTTTTTCTAGGGAGAACGTGGCCATCACCGAACCTCGGTGAACTTGATGCGGAGACAGCCCCAATCGTTCAGGACGGTGACGGCATCCTTGAAGGTGTCCACGACGGCGTGAGGGATGCCGTTCTTGTGGCAGAAGGCGGCAAAGGCCTCCTGATTGTCGTTCAGACTCTCGCCTGCCCGCTTGAGCTCCAGGGCGTGGAAAAGGCCCTGCGGGGATACGATCTGGAAATCAGGCCAGCCCGCCTTCAGGCCCATCCGCTTGAGCTTGGCGCCCGTCTTGTCGTCACGCAGCTCGCCGGCCGGGAAGTGGGTATAGCGCCAATCCGGATGGCAAAAGTCCTTGAGCAGCTTCGCGACGGAGAACTGCAGCTTCAGTTCTTTCGGGCTGGGCAGCTGCTCACGCGTGATCACCTCGCCCGTGAACAGCGGCAGCCGAGGCTTTGGGACTCTCTTACGCGTGCGCGTGCACGTGCGAGGGGCGGTCATCAGATCATCCCCAGCGCTTGCATGTAGGTTTCGAGGATGGCGTCCTCTTCCTGCCGCTCGGCTACGTCCTTGCGGCGGATGGCGACGATCTTCTTGATGGCCTTGGTATCGAAGCCGCAGCCCTTGGCTTCAGCGTAGATATCCCGCTTGTCACCGTTCAGGCCCTTGATCTCTTCCTCGACGCGCTCGATGCGCTCCACGAAGGCGCGGAGCTGGTCGGCGGCAACGGACTCGGTGTTGAATGCTTGATCGTCCATCAGGCGGCAGCCTTTCCGGTCTTGAGGGTGCGATAGACGGCTGAATGGGCGCAGCCGAGACGCGCTGCGATCTGGCGATAGTTGAGGCCCTGGTCCTGAAGCGCCTTGCAGACGTTGAAGGCGATCTTCTTGCGAGGCCCACGCTTAAGAGGGCCGAAGGGAAGTTGAATGCCCTTGATACGCTCGTGGACAGCTCCCCTACCCTTCACCTTCGCGAGCGCTTGGATCTCGCTGATGCTGTGACCTTTGGCGCGAAGGGCTTTGATAGTGGTGATGGTCTCGTCAGGAAGGCGGCGGCTCATGCGGCACCCCCATTCCGGCGCATAGGCACAGGGGCACTCAGATCGCGCTTGGCGTCCCGCCTGAACTCGGCAATTTCGATCTGCAGCTGCGCGGCAAGAGACTCCAGCTGCACCAGCTCCACGGCATCGATGCCGTCCCTGCGGGCTTCCTGCAGCTTCACCATCAGAGCGCATGCAGCGCGGGTCAGATCGGTGGCATGTTCGTCGTAATCCGCCTCCTGCTTGAGGGAGCGATCACGCGGAACGAGGTCGCAATCGTGCAGGTCTGCCAGGATGCGCGTGACGATGGGCGCGTTGGCCTTCGCCTCCAGATCGGCAATCACGTCGACCGGAGCGTTGGTCATCTCGTGAGGGCTGCCATAGCGAGAAAGGCGGGCCGGATCCACGCGGGTGATTTCAGCAGCCGCCTTCGGGCCGCCGACCTCAGGATGCTTGATCAGATCGTCTTGTGCCTTCTTCAGACGGTCGTAATCGATGCGGGCGAGATAACGAGAGTTCATGCCACGTTCTCAGGAATAATTGCGATGACGATGGACAGGAGGGGTGCGAAAACAGCAGCCGTAGCGAGGGGGCTGAAACGATGGGTGACGGCAAAGACAGCAAGGCGAAGGGAGCCAGCGACAGACAGGTTCGCGCCCACATTCGCCGCGTGCTGAAGCAGCTGTTGCCGAAGGGCGGTGAGAAGAAGCCGGAGAGAAAGACGTGCACGGACGGGGCTACGGGGGTTGGAAGCCCCGCCCGTGCCGCTACCATCGGAGGCGGCTAAACGACCGATGGAGACTGGAATGACGAGAAACGAGAGGCGCGCCCACGACCTCGCACAGCAGATCGGGCTAATGGCACTACTAAGGGCATTGATTGCTTCACTCGCCCCGGCCAACCGCGACGAGATGAAGGCGTTCATCAGAGCCTTAGAGGAAAAGGCAGTGACAAGCGTGGAGGAGAACGTCCCCTTCCCCGATGCCAATGAGGCAACGAACACGTTCATTCGGGAAGCAGCATCCGGGTACATCACTCGGATCCTTGCTTCGATCCAGCATCCGTCAGACCGGCAGTGACCGCGCCAAGGCGCACGTCGATGGCGGATAGGCTGCAAACATCAATGCCAATTGGCCGCTCGAACGTCGGATGGCAGACTTCGAAGGCTACCGGAACGAATGGGGCAGGCTTCCGAGGCCTACCCCGCCACAGAGCGGCAACTGACAGACCAAAGGCCACCACAGACAAAGCGAGGGCGATATGAACTTCCATCACGCGGCCCTCTCTTCGTGCGAAGAGGGGCGATCGATGTACTCGGGCCACTTCACGTCGCGAGGCCAGTTGGCGGAAAGCCATTCCATCACCCGGTCAAAGGTACGGACAGTGAAGCCCTGCCCCTCGGAGATCCGGGCAAAGAAGGTGTTGTCGTTGAGCGCCCGCTTGCCGATGGTGGCCGGGGTGACCCCTGTGGCCTTCTCAAACAGGGCGGCGCATTCAAAAAGGTGGGTGCGGAGTGTCTCTTCCATACGGACAATATGAACGGAAATTTCCGTACATGCAACAGGAAACTTCCGTGTCGCTTCCGTTTCTGGAAAAGCGGATAATTCCGCCTATGAGACAGAACAGCCCTGAGCGCCTCCGAAACAACCTCCAAGCCCTGATTGACTCCAAAGGGATAGACGCGACCAACTTGGCAAAGAAGATTGGTCGTAAGCCGGACTACCTTCGTGACTTTCTCAATGGACGGAAGAAATCCATCGGGGCAGCGGAGGTGACGGCCCTTGAAGAGGAGTTCGCCTTGAAGCCGGGGTCTCTGTTCAAATTTGAGTTAGGGGAAGAGGATGGCATTCGGCGCGTCCCGGTCGGGCAGGAGTTCGACCCGGATCCAGAATTCATTGAGGATCGCGCAAATCACGCTATCGAGATACGCATTCAGCGAGGCGACCTAAAGCCAGGCGAGGTACCAGAGCGGAACGTGGTCGCTGGCCTTGGCGAGGGCGGCCTCGCGCCCGGCGTAATGGTAGACGGGAAAGTTTTGGACGGTGTGCGCGCGGTTTGGAGACTGCCGGTGGATTACCTTCACACCGAATTGCGCGCGCGGGAAGGCGATGTTGATTTCATCCCGGTTGATGGCGACTCAATGATTCCAACGCTCCTGCCAGGAGATAGGGTCATGATCAACCGAAATCAGACAGCGCCCTCTCCAGATGGCCTGTTCGCGATCTTTGATGGCATTGGCATCGCCGTGAAGCGGTTGGAGGTCGTGAAGGGTAGCAACCCCGTAAAGATCCGCATCAAATCGGATAACCCTGCTCACGGGACGGATGAGATCCTCGCCGACGACTTGCAGGTAATTGGGCGCGTGGTTTGTAAAGTTACGCGCCTGTGACGGGCTTCTGTTCTTATCTAGAGCGGGAGCGGATCGCTCCCCTATTGCAGAGAGCACATTCGTAGCAGGAATGCCACGTCGTTTGCTGCTTTGACGTATTCCCGCATAGCAGGGACAAGTTGGTTTCGTTTTGCTTCAAGCTCGGCAAACGATTTCAACATATTGGCATCCAGCCTATTCTTAATGCGATCATAGTTCACGCTCTCTGCCGCGTCTGCCATCTTCCCCATGGCCAAAACTACTTGGGCTGTAGCTTTGTGCAGATAGTCGCATTCGGATTTGGATAGGGGATCTGCACAAGCAGCGGAGCTAGCCAGCGCCGCAGCGAGATAAATAAGAACAAAGCGCACTGGACCCTCTCCATAGGTAGCGATTCGATCAGAGTATCTTCTCATTCAAGGAACAGCCCCTGCAATAAGCGAGGCCACGTACGTCGGCTGTGGATTCTGGGAACAAAACGAAAACATTTTTTCCGTATCATGCGGAAGGAAATTTCCGTTTTTAAGTTGACATACGGATTTTTCCGTGCAGACTGAGCTCATCACCTCACCGGAGATGAGCCCATGCAGACCCTCCCCTCACTTGACGGAATTGGTCCCTTCGATCTCGCAGCGTCGAGGAAACGGCGTATCAACGTATCGCCTCCAATTACGCAGGAGTCGCTGTCTGGTCGTTACGACCTTCAGATAGCGTTCCGGACGGTCGAGCGCGGCCTGAGCGAAGTTGTAAGCAAGCGCATCAACAGCGTGGTAGGTCGGCGGCTCCTCAGCGACAAGGGCTCGCATCTTTCGCCTGATCTCTGCGGGAGTACTGTCAGCAAATTCAGCGTGCAGAGCCAGGAAGCGCCGTCTCAGGTCGCCGTGGACGTGCTCCTTTTTGGCAAGCCCAACGATGAGCTGTATAGCGCCGATAACGCTGGTTGCCGCGGCGATGATGCGACCATCGAACTGAAAGTAGGTCGGCAGCATATCGGACAGGGCAATCACAGTGCCCAGTCCCGATACGAGCACAAAGAAATCGAGCAGCCGGTTCCAGAAGGCGAAGTGTGCCTCCCGGTCCTCATGATATCGGATGTTGTGGAGAAGGCTGATTTCGCAGGCTTCAGCGTCCGTCAGTTCTTTCTCGGATCCTTGGGCCGATTCCAGTCGGTCGGCTCCCAATTCTTCTTCTCCTGGTCGATCTTCTCCTGGCGGCGTCGCTCCTCCAGTTCCTCCCGGCGCCTGCGCTCCTGCTCCTCGCGAAGCCGCTCCAATTCCCGTTCGCGGTCCCTGTCCATCATCAACGGCGGGGTTGAGGTTTTCGGGGTCGGCCATGAGGGCACCCTTTCCATTCGTGATCTCCAATCGGTTACAGCGGTTGGTGGTTGCGAGGCTCGTGCGAGCCGCATACTCGCACGAGCCAATAAGATAACGCCCCAACAAAGGAAGTCTTTCCCGTGTAGGGTTTCATCCACAAGGGAAGGGTCTCAGACCCTCCCCACCTTCACTCTTGAAACCGTCCGCGATGGCTTTGCCGTCGTGTTCCTGATCGGCGTTGTTGCGCTCGGCTGTGTGGCTCTCGGTGGGAGCTACTGAGATGGGCGAGGTCATCCCCTTTCGTCCGCGTCGTCGCGCGGCCCAGCCAATCACAATCCAGCAAATCGACATCCGCGACATCCTGAATGTCACGATGGGCGGGCGTAGATGCCCGCATTGCACGGGTCGCGGCTGGATCTTCACGCAAGACACCTACGGTCTGTCAGTAGTCCCCTGCCCTTGCGGCGGCACGGATGAAGACCGGATCGAAATACCTGACTTCGACGGAGCTGCATGATGGGCACCTACAACGCCATCATGGGTAGCGTCTTCGCTGTCATCCTGCTCGGCTCTGCCGCTTACGCTCTCGTCGTCTGCATGTGGCCTGTGAAGGCTGATCGGGAGGCGCGGTGATGGAGCAGACCGTTCAACCCGAGCGCATTACCGCCTGGCAGCCCAAGAACCGCAAGCTGCGCAACCTCCACTCTCGCAAACCATTCAGGCGCTGCGACTGTGAGCGGTACTTTGGGACCGAGGATGCCGCCCGCCGTCATTGGCGAGACAGCCACGGGAGGAAGGCATGACCTTCAAAAGCCCGGAGTGCCGCGCCTTCTCTCGCAAGGCTGAAAACCTCGCGCTTTTCTTCGTGGCGGCCGTGACCCTCGCAGCCCTTGGCGTCCTGTTTCATTCCATCTGGGTTCTGCGTCCATGAAACAGGTCGTCATCACTCCCCGCTGGCGAGGCCCTGAAACCAAGCGGATCGCCCGCCGCAAGATCGAAACAACCTCCCGGCTCTGCAAGGAGCTGGGGCTGCCGAAACCGATCCTGAAACTCCCGAAGGACAAGCATTAATGAGCGCCGCTGTTGCCACTATCGGGCATAACAATCCTCCGGAGCCGACGCCATTCGAGAAAATGGAAGCGGAGATCCTGGTCCTGTTCGATCAGGCCAAGGGCTTTCTGGACGGTGAGCCTATTGCCGACCAAAAGCAGGCCGATGCGGTTGGTCTGCTCGATAGCATGATCATGAAGGCCCGCAAGCTCGCCGATGAGCTGCGCGTCGAAGAGAAGCGCCCGCACGATGAGGCGGCCAAGGCAGTGCAGGAGAAATTCAAGCCGCTGCTGACCCGCTGCGATCTAGCAAGGGATGCCTGCAAACAGGCCCTGACACCCTACCTGCGCAAGCTGGAAGAAGAGAAGCGCGCCAAGGCTGAGGAGGCTCGCCGGGGCGCCGAGGAAGAACGGCGCAAAGCCCAAGAGGCCCTGCAGTCGGCCCATCGCTACGATCTTGAGGCGCGCGAAGCTGCCGAGGCTCAGCTCAAGCAAGCAGAGGCTGCAGAGAAGGCTGCAAACCGCGCGGAGAAGGACAAGGCGCATGTGGCCGGCACCGGTCGTGCCAAGGGGCTGCGCACCACTTACCGCGCTGAAGTCACAGACTACACCGCCTTCGCTCGTCACCTGTGGGCCAACCACAAGGACGAATACCAAGAGTTCTTGGATGGCATGGCCTCCAAGCTCGTGAGCCGTGGCGTGCGTGGCGAAAGCGTCCCCGGCCTCAAGGTCCATGAAGAGAAGGTGATGTGACCATGAAGATGTCCGAACAGATTAACGAGTTGGCCGAAGCCCTGGCTAAGGCGCAGGGTGCGATTGCGAACGCCAGCAAGGATGCTCAAAACCCTCACTTCCGCTCGAGCTATGCCAACCTTGCATCTGTGCGAGAGGCCATTCGCGGCCCGCTGTCGGAGAACGGGCTTGCCTATACTCAGCTCGTGCGCACTGAACAGGGCAAGGTGCAGATCGAGACCATGCTGATCCATAAGTCGGGTCAGTATATGGGAGAGACGCTAGACATCCCCCTGGCAAAGCAGGATGCGCAGGGCATCGGTTCTGCGACTACCTACGGGCGCCGCTACTCCCTCATGGCATTGATCGGCATCGCTGCCGAGGAGGATGACGACGACGGCAACGTTGCGACCGCCAACGCGCCCTCTCACCAGCGCCATGAGCCTCCTAAGCCGCAGACTGCCCTTAAGCAGGTGCAGGTTCCGGAACCCTCTCCTGCCGAGGAAATGGTTCAGGCGCTCAAGGCCCGCCTCTCTATCTCCTCGCTCGACAAGCTCTGGCAGAACCCGAACTTCAAGCGGGAATACAGCCTGCTCAATCCAGAGGATCAGGCATGGGTGAAGTCGGTCGATGCTTCTCGCCGCAAGGAGCTGGAAGCGGACTCCGACCCTACTGCAATACCTGGGCAGAGCGACCCGCCTGAGCCCAAGCAGCAGAGCAAGGTCTCACAGCTTGCCGACGATCATATCCCGTTCTGAGGCTAAGAGCTGAGCATGACCACTCGCGTCGTCGCCACCGAAGCAGACCGTCAGGGCCTAATGCGCCTGCTCCAGGCTCGCGAGCTGCCGTTCACGGTCGAAGTCGTGAAGGGCAAGCGGCGATCCGTGGACCAGAATAGGTTGCAGCGCCGCCTCCTGAACGAGATCGCAGAACAGACAGGTCAGACGGCCGAAGAAGTCCGCGCCTATTGCAAGCTGACCCTGGGCATTCCAATCCTCCGGGCTGAGAGTGAACTGTTCGCTCAGAAGTACGACGAGCATATCCGCTCCCTGCCCTACGAGACGAAGCTCGCGATGATGGCAGAGCCGTTCGACTTCCCGGTTACCCGGCTGATGACCACGGCGCAGAAGACCCGCTACTTGGATGAGATCCAGCGTCATTTCGGTGAACAGGGCGTCGTCTTCTCATCTCCGCTGGAGGCTGCGTGATGGTCTTCCGTATTTGCGAGGATGTCGGCACGACCAAGCGCCGGAAGATGACGCCGCGGCGAGCCCTGAAGCTCTGGGAGATGCACAAGGGCATCTGCGTTCTGTGTCATGAGCCGATCGATGGGGCCCGCGAGGATTGGTTCATCGAGCATCTGATCGCGCTCGAAAATGGCGGCTCGGATGAGGACGACAGCGGCAACCTCGGGCCTGCTCATCTCTGGCACAAGGCCGCGAAGGATGCCGCCGATCACAGCCTCGCGGCACGCTCAAAACGACAGAAGCAACGCCTGCTCGGGATCAACAAGCGCAAAGGGCCGCCTATGCCAGGCAGCAAGGACTCGCCCTGGAAGCGGAAGCTCGATGGCACGCTCGTTCGCAGAACCAGGTGAAGCCCCGCCCCCTCTATCGCCAAGCCTCCTAGGAAAGAACATGCCAGATCTCGTGAAACGATTGACGATCAGCGGTCCTTACCATGCCACAGGCGAGGTCCATCCTCATCTTCGGATCGATGCCCCTGATCGCATTGTAGCTTGCGTCTATTGCGTCGATGAGGATTGGGAACGCACACGACGCGAAGCGGACACGATCATCGCCGCCCTATCGACTCCAGGGGGAGAGTGGAAGCCTATCGAGACGGCTCCGAAGGATGGGACGCCTATCGTCGGTGCATACTTCAACCAGCCGTGGGCGGAAAGCCACCGCGAAGGGAGGATCGTGCGGTGTTGGTATCAGCCTGAGTTCGGGAGCTTCATATCGGGCTGCCGCGAAATGACACTTGCTCGCGGATACACGTTCGAAGACGGCAGCACTCGACGGCTTCACTCACCAGACAAGGAAGACATCACCCACTGGATGCCTCTCCCCGTTTCTCCTCTCTCCAAGGAGAACGAGCATGGGTAAGCATACGCCTGGACCTTGGACGTTCACGAAGGCACGGACCATCATCCACATTTCAAACGGTGTGCGGCCTATAGCGGAGGTGCCGTGCAGGGCCGATAAGCGCACCGTCTATCCCGAAGCCGAAGCGAACGCCCGCCTGATCGCTGCCGCTCCCGAGATGCTGGAAGCGCTGAAGGCTTTCGCAGAAATGCCAACGAGCGATGAGAGCCCCGGTACCCATCCAGACCATGACATGGATGAACTCATTTTCGCCGCCCGCGCCGCCATCGCCAAAGCAGAGGGCTCCCATGTCTGAGACACACAAAGCCCCTGAGAGCGGGGGAGAGAATATGATGTTGCCTTCCGTCGAAGCTGACGCTTCTCCTCAGGAAAGCTCAATGGCAGTTTCACCCAGTCGCTATGTTGCGCCGCCTGACATACGTTGCGCACTTGAGAAGAGCGCCGCTCTCGTTGCAGCCCTGTGCGACGATGATAGTCGTGTCGTAAAATTTACTGGAGTCTGGTCTCACCTGGGGACAACGACAGTCGGTGCAGTTCTCGATGAAGCGGATGCCGCACTCAGCAGCACCTGTAGCGTCAGCGATGAGCACCCATCGGGCCGAGACCTTGGGCTCGGGGCGAAGCCTGCCAGCGCGATCCGCGAAGCGGAGACGCCCGTCACCCCACCGGCAAAAGGAGAGACGAGATGAGCGAACCTGTGCGCGTTCAGCTTTCTCGCAAGAAGGGTTGGAGGATGCCGCCGAATACCGTGAAGGTGGATCGCACGACGCGATGGGGGAACCCGTACAATTGGAAACTCGGCGTTGAAGTAGGCAATGAAGCATGGGCCAAGGGCGCGGCGGTTGATCTGTTCAGGCAATGGCTCAAGGACGGTCGCGGCCCATCGGCACCCACCGATGAAGACTATCGCTCCGCCCTGCGGGGCAAGAACCTCGCTTGCTGGTGCCGCCTCGACCAGCCTTGTCATGCCGATGTGCTTCTAGAGCTGGCGAACAGGCCGATATGCGAGGCCCTCCCCAAACAGGAACAGGGGTAAGGACATGGGACAGGAACTCAGGCGCGAAGACGTTACAGACGACATGCCACTGCGTCTGGACCTTGCCGCAAAGCTGGCCTTCCCTGACGGATCAATCGGGCTCTCCAGCCTCCGCCGCGAAGCCGCAAGGGGGAACCTTGAGGTCTTCCGGGTTGCCGGTAAGCATATGACCACCCTTCGCGCCATTCGAGAGATGTTGGAAAGATGCCGCGTCAAGCCAAGCCAGCCCGCCTCTGGCTCAAGCCAGCCAGCCATGATCGTGGAGCTGTCTGGGTCATCCTTGATCGAGGAAAGCAGATCAGCACGGGCTGCCCTGAATCTGCGGCTGGAGAAGCTGAGAGGAAACTTGCCGAATACCTCGCAGGCAAGCGAGAGCCCGCCAAGGCAGAGGGCCCGCGCAGCCCGTCGATAGTGCCCGTGGCAGACGTGCTGAGCGTCTATCTGGATGAGGTCGTGCCAAAGCAGGCGAATGTCGCCAAAGCGGCCGAACGGATTACGAGGCTTGCCGAATGGTGGGGCGACAAGATGCTTTCCGAGGTCACACCAAAGACCTGTCGGGAATATGCGGAGGCCCGCACGACGGGCGGCGCCAGACGCGACCTGGAGGATCTACGGGCCGCGATCAATCACCATGCACGGCGCAACCTTCATGTTGGGCTTGTGATTGTGGATCTGCCCCCAAAAGGCAAAGCCCGCGAGGAATGGCTGACGCGTGAGGAGGTCGCACGGCTCGTGTGGGTCTGCTACCGGCATGGGCGAACGGTTCGCCTGCCGAGGGGGCGGAACAAGGGGGCTGTCATCGAGAGCACCTGGCACGATCTGCGCCATCTCGCCCGCTTCATCCTGTTCTCTCTCTACACCGGCAGCCGTTCAGGCGCGGTACTCTCCGCCTCGCTCTACAAGGGGCCAGGGCGCAGCTATATCGATCTGGAGAATGGCGTTTTCTATCGTCTGGCAGAGGGGAAGCAGGAGACGAACAAACGACAGCCGCCTGTCCGCCTCCCGCCACGCCTCATTGCTCATGTCCGCCGCTGGAAAGAGAAGAAGATCATAGCCACGCATGTGGTGGAGTGGGAAGGACTGCCGGTCAAATCGATCAAAGTTGCCTGGGCGCGGGCCCTCAAGCTCGCCGGGATTACCAAGAAGGCTCCGCCTCACACTCTTCGCCACACGGCAGCGACATGGCTGATGCAGCAGGGCGTCGATAAATGGGAGGCGGCGGGCTTCCTCGGTATGTCCACGGACGTGCTGGAGCGGACCTATGGGAAGCATCACCCGGATTTCATGGCCGAGGCGGCGTCGGCTATCACCAGGAAAAGAAAGCGTTAA